TGCGATTCCGTGAGGGATTTGAGCCTGTGAGTCCCAAAGAGGTTGAAGGCTATGATTTGCCAACAATCGATGAGGGAAAACACGCTGGCACGATAGGCGTTGGTGGATTGATTCTCTGCAAGATTCCAAAGGAAACGGTGGAAGAAAGGAACTCTCATTATGAGCGTCAAACGGATCAGCAGATGAAAGCTGTTGATAATGATTTGATGCGAGAAGAGAATCCTGCGATGCCTATCTCTAGGGATAGGAAGACTCAGGTTTCATTTGGCAGTCCTAAAGCATAGCTTTGGACGTTATTTTGATTGTGTTTACGGAGAGAATAAAAGATGGCGAATAATGATTCCCCTTTTGGACTCCGCTATGTGCGAAACCTACAAGGTAAGCCCAATAACTCCGGTCAATCTCGTTATCGTATAACCACTAGCGATCAAACCAATACGACTAATATTTACCAAGGTGACATTGTTACGCAAAACACCGCTGGTATTGTGACTCGTATTGCTAGAGCAGACGGTGGAAGCGCGACAAGCGATATTATCGTGGGTGTATTCAATGGTTGTTTCTATACAGACCCAACCACGAGTAAGCCTACGTGGAGTAATTACTGGCCTGGTAACGCAGCTACAGACGCAATTGCCTTCCTTTATGACGATCCTTTTGATGTCTTTGAAGTGCAAGCGGATGCAGCCTTTCCTGTCGCTGATCTATTTGGCAATTTTGATATTGTCGATAATAGCGGTACAGGAAGTAGCAATAGCGGATGGTCCTATATGGAACTAGACGTTACTACGGGAGCTACTACAGCTACCCTTCCATTAAAAGCCCTGGATATTTCTACTGACCCAGAAAATTCAGATGTAAGTTCAGCCAATACCAACGTGCTTGTCACCATTCAGAATCATCTGTTTGGTCAGAAGCAAGTCGGTCTAGCTTAGGAGGATAACTAATGGCGATTTCAAGAGCGCAATTAGCCAAAGAGCTAGAGCCTGGACTCAATGCTTTATTTGGTATGGAGTATGATCGTTACGAGAACGAGCATGCGGAAATTTTTGAAACTGAATCTTCAGATCGAGCATTTGAAGAAGAAGTTCTAATCGTTGGTTTCGGTAATGCTGAAGTCAAAACTGAAGGTCAAGGGGTTGATTATGACTCTGCGAGTGAAGGTTTTACGGCTCGGTATACTCACGAAACTGTAGCCCTAGCGTTTGCGTTGACTGAAGAGGCTGTCGAAGACAATCTCTATGATCGACTCGGCGCACGTTATACGAAAGCTTTGGCTAGAAGTATGGCGCACACCAAGCAGGTTAAAGCTGCTAACGTATTGAATAATGCGTTTTCATCAAGCTATACGGGCGGTGATGGTCTTTCTTTGATCAATACTGCACATACGCTTGCTGGTGGTGGTACTTGGGCAAATCGTGCAAGTACGATGGCTGATTTAAATGAGACATCGTTAGAAAATGCACTGATTGGTATTAGTACTTTTGTTGATGACAGAAACATGATTTTGGCCCTTCAAGGGACTAAATTGATTGTTCCTCCTCAACTTCAGTTTATTGCTGATCGATTGCTCGAAAGCCCAGGAAGGGTTGGCACGGCAGACAATGACATCAACGCTGTAAGGAATATGGGATTGTTACCGCAAGGTTATTCAGTCAACCATTTCTTGACAGATACGGATGCATGGTTTCTCTTGACCGACTGTCCTGATGGCTTCAAGCACTTTGAGCGTTCACCCATATCCACCTCAATGGAAGGTGATTTCGATACGGGTAATGTTCGCTACAAAGCGAGAGAAAGATACAGCTTCGGGTGGTCAAACCCTCGTTGCGTATACGGATCTCAAGGAGCGTAAAGCTTTGGGGGGGTTATTCCCCCCCACTTTTTTAATCTGGGAAAAATAGCCCTAGCGACTGACCCAGCAGACGCTTACGAAGACTCTAGGGCAAACCCTTTCGTAAGGAGGTACTTAGGTGGCACAAACTACTTTTGCTGGCCCAATTCGATCCTTGGCTGGTCTTATCAATGCAGGATACAACGGAGTCGTCAGCTTAACTGCTGATACTTCAATTACTGTGGCTGCTCATGCAGGCAGACCACTTCTTTGTAACGATGCAGATGGTGTATTTACACTCCCTAGTATTGTGACCACTGAACCTGCTGATAAAGGCGATCCAGGGCAAACTTGTAACTTTGGCGCACAATTTACTTTCATAGTCGTAACAGCGGCTACTGATATGGACATCAAAACAGATGGCACTGACAAGTTTGTTGGTGGAATTTATACTGGTGTCGATGACGCTACAGGTAAAACATTTATTTCTGGTTCATCTAATGATGTGATTACTCAGAACGGTTCTACTAAAGGTGGATTAGCTGGAAGTATTATTAGAGTTACTGCTATAGCAAGTGCTAAATATGCAGTAGAAGGATTAATACTTGGTTCAGGCACTATAGTTACTCCTTTTGCTGACGCTTAATATAGGAGCAAATTGATATATGGCTACTCGTATCACAGGTAATGATGTAAAAACTGCAACAGTTACCGCTGATGGCGCATTAGTAGACCATTCCTGCAGATTGCGCGGTCTCATTGTTGCTGGAGGCAGTTCCGATGGCTCCGTTATCTTTTATGATAATGCGAGTGCAGCTAGTGGAACTGTCTTATTAACTTTAGGAGTTAATGCCAATACCAATGAGACGCTCAATATTCCTGATCAGGGAGTAAAAGCATTTAATGGTGTTTATGCAGATATAACCAATGTGGATCGTGTAACTATCTTTGTTTCATAGGAGAAGTTATGGCGACATCAGGGTCTAGAGACTTTGAACCAGACGTTGCGGAGTATGTAGAAGAAGCGTTTGAGCGGTGTGGACTGGAGTATCGAACCGGATATGACGGTGTCACTGCTCGACGTTCTTTGAACTTACTGTTTGCTGATTGGGCTAATCGTGGCCTCAACCAGTGGACGGTGAATAATACGAACACAACACTAACTAAATCAGATACTTACTTTGATTTAGATNCTTATACTATTGATGTATTGGATGTCATCATTCGAACTACTTCTGGTGGTACGACTACTGATATTCAGATGGAGCAAATTTCCAGGTCAGCGTATTGGAATATACCTACGAAGACTACGGAAGCTCGGCCTACCCAATGGTATTTAGACAAACAAATCACGCCTCGATTGTACTTTTGGCCAGCGGCTGAAAACAGTACAGACGCTTTATACATTAATCGGTTAATCAGAATTGAAGATGGTGATGCCGGAGTAAATACACTAGGCGTTCCTTTTCGTTTTTATCCCTGTTTGGCTGCAGGTTTGGCTTATTACTTGTCAATCAAACGAGCTCCAGAAAGAGTGGATATGCTAAAAGGAATGTATGAAGAAGAATTTGCCAGGGCTGCAGATCAAGATGAAAGCNGAGCNTCTTTGTTTATTGCGCCTAATATGAGATCTAAGAGGGCGTAATGGCTTACGCTTCAGGAAAATTTGCCCTAGGGATATGTGATCGATGGGGCTTTCAATGCGCTTATAAGACTTTAAAAAAAGAATGGACGGGGTTTCGGGTTTGTAAAGAGTGTTATGAACCTAAAGCACCTCAACTAGAACCATTGCCTCATATGTCTGATCCTGAAGCGTTGAGACATCCAAGACCTGCAGTGAGTGTGACTGCNGGTGAAGGGGTGGTAAGAACTATAGATCCTAATAGAATGACCACAGTGACGGGAGATTCCATTGGCTCTGCATTTAGTCTGGATGCGATGGAAGGCGAAATAGGAACAGTAACAGTGGTGACTACATGAGTTTTACTTACGCAACACTTAAAACCGCGATTCAGAATTATTGTGAAACAAGCGAGACTACNTTTGATAATAATTTATCGGTTTTTATTAAAGAGGCTGAGGAGCGAGTTTTAAAAAACGTTGAGATGCCTGTGTTTAGAAAAAACGTCACAGGTACTGCAACAGCAGATAGCACTTATCTTTCTATGCCTAGTGATTTTCTTGCACCGTATAGCTTGGCGGTTATCTCGAGCAGCGTTTACTACTACTTATTATTAAAGCATGTGTCATTTATCAGGGATTACACACCTAACGCTTCAACGACTGGGTTACCCAAATATTACGCTTTGTTTGATGACACTACCTTTTTGCTTGGGCCTACTCCAGATTCAGGCTATACCTTTGAATTGCATTATAAATATCGGCCAGCTTCGTTAACCGCTGGCGCAGATGGAGGAACCACCTGGCTATCTACTAATGCACCTGATGCTTTACTATATGGGGCATTGGTTGAGGCCGCTGCTTTTCTTAAAGTTCCAGAAGAAGTGGCTCAATATGAGCAACGATTTAAAGAGGCTCTGGGTGCATTAACCCGATTTGGTGAAGGGTATGGCGTGAGAGATGAATATCGTGACGATATTAGGGGAGCGGTTCAGTAATGTTTAAGTTGGCGGTTGATTCCAGCATAGGAGATGTTGTTGTTAAAACAACGCAAAACAGAGGGTTGTCTCCAGAAGAATTAGCAGAACGCGCAGTCGAACAGATAGTGAGTGTTTCAGGTTCGGTTGACCCGATGGTGAGGCAGCAGGCAGAAGTATTTAAAAGCCGAATTTATCAGGTGGTTTTAGGTATTATCAATCAAGCGATTAAAAGCGATAGAACAACGCTTGTTAATGAGTTTATTCAGCAGGGTCATCGAGACATTGCGGATATATTAAGGAGACTGTAATGGCGATCACAACAGCAATGTGTACTTCTTTTAAGTCTGAGTTACTTCAAGGGATACACAATTTCCACAATGGCTCTGGTGGGGGAACAACGACCACTACAGGAACAGGCAATACGTTCAAGATTGCTTTATATACCAGTAGTGCAACTTTAGCCGCATCAACTACGGCCTATGCAACAACCAACGAGGTATCGGCTACGGGTACGGGGTATACGGCTGGTGGTAATACATTAACCAATGTAGACCCAAGTGCTTCAGGTACGACCGCGTTGACTGATTTTTCAGACAGCACCTGGTCAAGCAGCTCAATTACGGCGAGAGGGGCGTTAATTTATAACTCCTCTACAACTGCTGGTTCTGCTAATCGAGCGGTATGTGCGCTAGATTTTGGAGCAGATAAGACATCCACCAGTGGTGATTTTACTATCCAGTTTCCAGCTGCAGATGCGAGTAACGCAATCATACGGATTGCATAGGATATAACGTGTGGCTGATGCAAAAGTTGCATTTGAAGGCTGGGATTCCTCAACACATGGATGGGGTGAGGGAACTTGGGGCGGCGAAACGGCTGTTGCTGGAGCAACGGGTGCAGTCGGTACTGTCTCGGTTAGCGCAGATGCGAACGTCAGCGTCACGGGAGTTGCGGGAACAGGGACTCTTGGCTCTATCTCTGTATCCGCTGATGCGAATGTCAGCCCGACTGGCGTATCAGGCACGGGAACACTGGGTTCGGTTACGGTTACAGGTACAGCCAATGTTAGCCCCACGGGTGTTGCAGGTACGGGAACACTTGGGTCAGTCTCAGTCTCGGCTGACGCAGATGTTTCGGTCACTGGCGTTGCTGGCACAGGAACATTGGGATCAGTTACGGTTACGGGTACGGCGACAGTCTCTGTCACAGGAGTGGCAGGAACAACGGCAGTCGGAACGCCTACAGCCATCACAAGTAACACTATCGTTGTTTCGATGGATGCGCTCACTGGATCTATTGGAGCGGTTACGTTTGATGGCGATGCGAATGTATTCCCGACAGGAGTGGAAGCCACTTGTGCAACGAGTGGCGTTAATGTTTGGGGGCTGGTTGATGACAGCCAAACAGCGGATTGGTCAGGTATTGATGATAGTCAAACACCGAGCTGGTCAACAATTGATGACAGTCAAACACCGGATTGGAAAGAGGTAGCGTAAATGGCGACATATGTTAATGATCTACGATTAAAAGAAATCGCTACTGGCGATGAATCAGGTACATGGGGAACAAGTACTAATACAAATTTAGAGTTGATCGGTGAGGCGTTTAGCGTCGGGACAGAAGCGTTGTCCGATGCGTCTACCGGGACGATTACAGTACAAGATGGCACATCTGACGCAGCGCGTTCGATGAACATGAAATTATCTGGCAGCTTGTCTCAAGC